CGGCAACAGCCTGACCATGCTCAGACACGGTGATCTGAATCTGGCTAGCCGACAGCGAGGTGGGCTCCATGCGAACACCTTCGGTAAGGGTCGCACCCGAGTCCTCGTTGACGCTGAGGTTGTTGTAGCGCATGAAGTTGATGGTCAGACCGGGCATGACGCCGAGTTCGGTCTTCTTCACGGCGAACTGCTCAAAGCGAAGCACGGGCATCGCCTGAAACAGAATCTCCTTGGACCAGATTTGCTGGATTGCGGGCGAGAGGGTCGCGTCGCTGGAGTAGCCGGTCGTGGTGATGGAACCAAGACCTGCTCCGGTGATCGCACCCCCTACAGGGGCGGGAAGGGCCATTTGAATATCCTCCGGGATAGGTTGTTGTTGGGTTTTGGTTAGAAGCGCCCTCGGGGGGACCGAGCCGCTTGCATGAGCCGTTCACGCATTTTCATGTACTGATCCATCGGCATTTGGCGGATGTCATCCGCCGACAGCGTCTGGTATTCCGATTGGTTTTCCATTGGCCCAGTCGGGGGCGCAGTTACCTGCGGTCCCCGCAGACGGCTTTGGGAAGTCGCCTGTTGGATTGATTCAATTATAGCATTACTGCGCTCACGGAGTACAGCAATACTATTATCAATATCTTCTTCACTATTTCCCGAAATAAGGTCACGAAGTTCGGGGATAATAGTCTCTTGCTCCTCCGCCATACGACGCTGGCGGTAAGACTCAATCTGCTGGATGCGCCGCTCCTTCTCAAGGAGGGCCTCCTGCGCCTGACGCTGGCGCTCAATTTCTTCAAACTTGCTCCGCCATTCCTGCTCCACCTGATTGATGCGCTGGTTGAACTCGTCCTCACGCTTGGAGAGAAGTTCCTTGGCGCTCAATTCCTCGGCTTCACGCTGACGGAGAATCTCCGCCTCGGCGCGGGCTCGTTCTGCGGCCTCTTGGCGGGCCGCTTCGCGCTCCTGAGAGATGACAGACAACTGCTCCTCAAGGGTACGGACACGACCGTCAGCGTCTTCAACACGCTTATACAGTTTGTCCTTCTCCTGACGGCGAATTGCTTCAACCTCGGATTCGGTGAAAACACGACCTTCCGGGCGAGCCGTGGGTGTTTCCTGAGTGTCGTTGGATACCGGGATCACGATCCCGTCACCGTCCTGAATATTCATTTCTTTTACCTCTTGCTTGTTGGGCTTTTACTGACTGATTTGGGATAACGGTTTTATTCTTCGTCTGGCAAACGGCGCTGGGCGAACCTTGCTCCGTATGCCCTTTGGATTATGTTGTTAATCATCTGTCCTTCGGCGTCACCGATGGCTGGTACTCCCGGGAGAGGACCACCACCTGCTTCACCTCCCGCAGATACTACACTACTTTCTCCCTCTTGTCCGGGAATAATACCTGTAGTTAGCATTACGGCTTGCTGAATCTGAGCACGCAACATATCTAGCGCACCCTGATCAAGAGCATCATCACGCAATTCCTCAAAGATTTCAAGCATTTTCTCGTTCGGGAACTCTTCCCCAAGAATCTTGAGAGCACCGCGCTTGGACTCCAAGCCAAGCGACAACTTGGCCTGAACTTCATTAAGTTTGATAAGGACATCCACCGGAAGCGGTTCCGGCCAGTGGATTTGCGTCTGGTAAACCACGGGGTCGGCGGGGTCAAGAACCAACGCTTGATCGGGCTCGGGAGGTGCCGCCACCCCGGGATTAAACTGGAGCATTTGAGGCTCAAATACCGCGCATGTACGGATGATGATCTCATTAACCTTCTCCAGACCCTTCGTAAAGTGAATCTTCTTCTGGTTATAGCGATTCATCATGGGCTGGTATTGGATGGCCAAGGCAACGCCAGAGGTGTTAGACACGGGTTGGAATTGTCCCAATGCAGTCTCAGGCACACCAGTGATCTCGTGCATAGCCCGCTTAATGAACTGGATGTACTCCAGAGCGCCAGCCATCTCGCCACGGGACTCCAAGTTGTACACCGAGGCGTCCTTGGGTAGACCGGCCCAGACCTTCTTAGGGCCACGCTCCAACTGGCTGGCCTTAGCGCCGGTAATGATGGTCACCGGGGCGGCGTGGTAGTTGATGATGTCCGAGACCTCGGTCATCTTTTCGTTCAACTCACGGTTCAGAGAGATGATGTCCCAGATGTCCGACTGACCCCATGGCGACGACGAGATCGTCATGTTAGGAATGTGGACAATAGGGATAAGACCAATGGCGTTCGGGTACTGGTCAATCAACTCGTCGTTGATATATTGCTCTACCGACTCGTCAGTGAGGATTTCCGTGAAGGTATAGACCTGCCGGGTACCCTCGGGGCTGGTTCCCCAGAAGCGGTACTTCAGTTTAAAACGCAGGATACGGTCGCGGTCATGGGGGTGGTACTCAGGGAAGCAGTGCGCGGGGTTAAGGGGGATAATACGAACTCGGCCTGCATGACCAATACCAGCGGGGTCAACGTACGGCTCCTCGTAAGCGACCTTGACAAAGCAATCGCCAGTAACACCGGCCAACTGACCCATCTCCCAAAGCACATAATGCTTAGAGTTATGGTTTTCCCAGACCTCATGGAGGAGATGGGGAATGATGGCGCCGTTCTGCTCAGGCACTTTGAACTGGATGCCCTTACCAAAACAGAAGTTCGTGATGTAGTCCGACATGGTACGGACGTAGTTCATGGTGATGTTCTGCTCGCCCATCTCACGGCGGTACGACCAGTGGTGTCCCAAATACCACGCCCAGCAGGACGAGTAGCGATTCAGGCGGGGGCCATGGACCTCAAACTCTTCGTCAGCCAACTCCACCAGCCCAAGGGGCGAGATGGCGACCGTCAGGTCACTGGACGAGGCTCTATAGGATGGCGACCAAAAATCAACAGGCATTAAGTATTAGTCCTTAGGTAGACCCATTTGCTCAGCAAGAATGTCGGCTTCTACGCCGATCATCTCACCACGGGTTGGCGTAATACGCACGACTCCCCCCGCCTTTTCCACGCGGGGAGAAGTGCCCTCTTCCCAGACGAACTGGTCTGGATGCAAGTGCTTCGGGATGTTGACATCCCTGATGTACGGGGCTTTAGCCGATGGTCCGAGCATGCCAATGGCTTCCTGACGGCTCTGTGCACCAATAGCCATAGCGGCTCCGAGTCCGGAGGCAGTCAGGGGCAAAGCCACCGAGGTGTCTTGCTGAACGACACCAGAATCAGGATCATGCCAGCCACCCTGAATCATGTTGGCACCGGGGGTACCGAGTACGTCAGCATTAGCACGGTTAAATGCCAGCAACTGGTCGGCCGCGGGTTCGCGGGGGTCTACAGCGACTTCAGCACCACGCCCAGCCTCCGGGGCGTACCCCACAGAGAACACATTGCGTGCGGGGCCACCGGCGCCACGACCGGAGGTACGGATAGAAAAACCTTCCCCGGGTTGCTGGGGGCCGCTCTTTTCAATTTCAGCCTGAGAAAGTTCCCCTCGTCGGAGACCTGCCCGACTACCCCGTGCCTTGCGTCGCGCCATTACCGGCCCCCGATCTTCTTCGTTTTAATGGGAGTAATGGACTTAATCATACCACGAGGAATATGCATAGGATTTGAGCATATTAAATCCCCCTCCTCATCGTAATAATACGAGGAGTACAGGGTGAGGTACTTATCGTCATCGTTGCTCAGCATCCAGCCAATAGTAAGGGGGTCAACAATGAAGGGTCGGTATTTGTCGGGGTACACCCACCCCCCGGGCCCGTCAAACGCATCGTCCCAAACCACCATGACAGCCTTGATTTTGTGCTTTTTTGACATGGTAATCCCTTTGTTACGGCTGGTAAACCTTACCACGGAAAAAGGCACTCGTATTGTGAATCGGAACCTGCTCATACCAGAACTGCCCTTCGCCTTCCTCATACGTCACCACCGCGAGGCCCTGTTGCCAGTCCTCAACAATGGTCAAAGGGCGCCCGTCCAAGTCAATTCCGCCCTTGGTGCTGGGCACAGCCCCATCACAGCGGGCTAACGTGCCCGGTGACGCCGCCATGACGGTCTTTGCACCGTCCCAATCCTGACGGGTCTTTTCGCACCATTCCCTACGGTGAATGTGCCCGTAGACGACGCTGACCTTGCTGTCGTTGAGGTAGGCGTGAGCGGTTGAACCATTAGACCGGACTTTGTTGCCATGAATGACTTTAAGCCTTTGATTAATCCAGACTTGTCCAGCCGGATAACCAGCCACATAGTTAATCCCGTAATCATCAAAACGACATAGATAAGGAACGCTAAGAACAGGCCAAGAATCTGGAGTGTTACCTTTCCGAATGCCGAACGAGGCTTTTGCGTTGTCAATAAGGAAATTACTGAGGCGTTCTTCATGGTTACCAGAAATCCAATCTATTTCTGCGTTCGGCGCCGCCGCCCGGATTTCCGCGCAGAGCGTTGTGGCTCGGTCAATGGAGGCTTGGGTTGTGAGAGCGTAGGCACTAGATAACCGGTACTTTCCAAACTCGGGGAAATCCAGATTATCTCCGACCATGACGACTCTATCGGGGTTGAGTTTTCGGGTAATTGCCAGAGCAATGGCAAGCGCTTCTTCGTCATGAGTGGGCTCCAGTCCGTTGGGCCCCCGATAATAGCCGATCTGCATATCGGGAAGGATTACCGCCGTCTTATAGCCCTCGGTGTCCTTGGCGGTGGCTTTACGAATGGGTACCTTGATTGCGGGGCCGGGTTGGACCACCGGCCACTCGGGTCCGTCTGCCCACTTGGGGTTGAACTGGATGCCCATGAGGTCGTGCACCTCGGCCTGACCAACGTCGTTCTTGATCATGCTCTGGTACAGAGACACCCGCTTGATTGAACCAACCTCGTCAACGTCAATGTTATTGCGCTGAAGGAGGTCGGCAATCTTGCCGAGGGTTACCTTTGACGGCGGGGTGTTGAGATCGTCACTGAGACTTGCCACAACTGCACTTCCCTCTTATGTGTCGTTCAATCGTGCTTCTGCTGATTGAGTGTCCGTGGTTTTTAAGGACTTTTTCAAGCCATGATGAAGAGTACACCTTAGAACGACCCTGACCGGTGTCTGCCTTGATACGGTCAAGCGACAAATCAAGGGTGTTCCTGTCTTCGTCGTTTAGGGTTTCGCGCAAAGTTGCAATACCGCAACCCCAGTTCACGGGCGTACGCGAGAGTAACTCCTTACTTAACTCGCTCAACTTTCTGCTCCTTATGGTATGACGACTTCTGGATGCCCTTAAGCACCGACAGTAACCGTAGCACTTCCTGCTCTTCTTGATAGCCTCTGGGGGCGATTCTTGTCAAGTATGTTTCAAGCAGTTCCGCATCTCCGGGGTGCACTGTTCTCTCCTTATGTCGTTGGGAAGGAGAGGTTATCAGAGGGCCAAAGACGCCGAGATTGTTATCTCAATTCAAGGTTCTGATAATGTTTGTACCATGACTGACGGACAGTATGTGACCCTTACAAGAGATGATTTTGAAGTTGTATTTAAAGCGCTAGAAAGTTACACATGTTCAATAACTATGGATAATATCCAAGAAACAATGCTGTTACTTGAAGACGCTTGGGACGTTCTTCAAGATTACAAGTGATCCGCGGTACCAACCCAGAAGTGAGCGTCTCGGGGTAGCGGCGCACCAGTCTCCGTAGTATACGGTTGACCTTTTCTTGCGGGACCGACTCTGCGGGCTCCGCCTTGCGTCTCAATATGCTTGCCACCCATCCATAGAATGGCCTGCATGTCATGGGGCAAGATGCCGCGGAAGCGCTCGTCACGCTTACCGGCAAGAGTGGAAGCCAGCCGTGTTATATGTTCAATGTCCTCATACCGAGTACGCCGCCCCGCAGTCTTCAAATCTGCGGTGCTGATGCCACGAGAGACTTTTGGAGATATCATCTGATTCGCAACAATGTCGTGGTGGCGATAATCCACCGTGACTCCGGTATCTTCAAATGGATTAATAATGTTATCGGCAAAATGCGAGGTTTTTGGTGCCGATGCCCGCGGTAGGACATCTCGGAGTTGATCGCCACTAAGCAATCTGTGCGCCTTAACCAACCCGGTATCGTAAGAACTAACCAAAGATGGGGCTTTTTCCCGAAGCATTGCGGTCACTTCAGGATTACGCGGTGCCTGTGTTTTACCGTCAGCCTGCTTAGCGGTAGCACTGCGGCGGATCATGTCCCAGTCAGAAGACTCCAAACCTGCCAATTCAGTTACAGCGTGAATGTTTCGGGAGTCAAAGTCCAGATTAGGGGACACTGCCGCAATAATGCCCCCCGCAGTACTGATGTCTTTAATGCGACGACCCTCCGCGGTATCCATGCCCACCGTCTTTTTCGCCGCCTCATGTACGACTGGGTACCACTGGCGCCCTGACTCAATAACGTGGTTAGGCAAGTGCATCCCCATGGTAACTAGCCGCCTAGCCGTGTTAGCCATGAACTGTTCCGGTGTCTTGTCATCAGGTCCGGTACTCTTGGGTACATCAAAAAAAGCCATCAGTACACCTTCGTTTTCGGGAGTGCGGGCGGGTTAGGGTTTTTACCAGCCTTAACGCGCTTATAGGCGCTAAGCCCCTTACGCCTAATGGATGCCGTACCGTTGCTGTCCTTCTGAGGGGCCGCGATCTTAGAGCGGTATTTGTAGCCCTCCAAGTCCAGCGTTTCCGGCTTAAAGTTCTGCATGGGGTCCAATACAAACTCACCCATGCCCTCTAGGCGCCGGGGTCCCAGCAACGCACGCTTGCCCCCCATGGGGCTGGGTACGAACGGGTTGGATACGGCGGTGTCCGTCAGGTATGACTTTGCAGGGGTAATGCCAAAGCCACTACGCACGCGGGCAAAGCGGCTTGCCATCTCCGCGTACGACGATAGTTGCGGGGACTCCCCGATGGCGCTGACAGGTTTCGGGTAAGTCACCGAGAAGTTCTCGGTGCCGTACATGCTCAGTCGTAAACGACGGTCGGGTTCGGGCGGTTCATGTGACCACCCGTGTTGTACGAGTACTCAAACTGCGGCATCATGTCGCCAGCCATGGAACCCTGAACGAACTCACCGAGCACGGTGGGGGCCTCAATCCAAGAGGCCGAACCAACGTGAGCACGCTCACGCATGGTCTCCTCAGCGTACTTGTAGAACATCTCAGGGTTATTGTGGTTCATCCGCATGGGCGAGGGAGCGGTGTCCTCGTAAGCGCCAACGCCGAAGTCGTAAGGAACGTCCGTGTCGGTGGCGACACCTTCCTCAAAACGGAGCGGTCCACGGTTACCGGGGATGCTCGGGGCGAAGGAGCGCTCAAACACGGGAGTGCCCTTCTCGGGGAACATGGGAACGGGTGCAACTGTCATGTAGGGTTTCCTCCTAATAAGGGTCCTTGTGGTTCCTATCGTACCATATTTTCATGTGTAGAAGGGGGAGTTGAAAGATTCAACCATCGGCATTACGTCTAAAACGGTCATGGAACAGGCAATTGCCAGTGAATCTGGGAAGTCGTCAAACGCGCCCTTCTCGTCCGGAGCCGCCGCCAGCAGGTACGGGCCTCGGTACACCTTCTCCAAGTCACACATCTGCTGGTTGAACTTTTTCCACGACCGGGTTCTCCGGGCCTTGGAGTGCCCGGGGATAATCAGTTGCTCACGCTGGATGAGTTCCATGAGGTGCACCCAGCGCTCGTTCTGGGCCTTGGCGTCCGAGGACACGGCCACGACCTCAATCTCAGGTAGAAGCAACTGGAGGCGCTCCGTGACGGCCCCGCCGACGCCCTGAGAGTCAACTCCGATCCGGTACACATCAAAGTTTCGGATGAAGTCAATGATCTCAAAGTACTGCTGTTCCCACTCCACATTGTTGATTTCCAGCCAGTCCAAGACACGGTGCTCAAAGAACCCGAAACCGTCCGGGTGATCCCAGTCCACCCACACCGCCGTGGCAACGGTGGAGTCATTCGTTCGGGCTACGTCTATGCCCATAACAATCGGGCTACGCCACCACTTCTTAATGAGGGTCATGGAGGGGTCGTAGAGGCGCTCCATGCGCTCCTCGGTGACAAACATGCCTTTTTCCAGAATCCATTTATTGCAATAAGACATCTGGAACTCGTCGGAGTCCTCTCCGATGCGGGTCTTTTCTTTCGCAATGAACTTGGCGTAGTTATCGTTGTATTTGGCCGCTGTGCGCCAGTCATACTCAAAATGGGCCTGCCTGTGCCCACGGCGGGCATTAGTGTCACGCCGTTTATTGAATTGAATCATTTTATAGAAGTATGACTTACTACGGGTAGCAGTTCCCGTGAGGACAATAGACCCGTTATTAAAGGCCAACATGGGCTTGATGGACTTTGAAATCATGAACTCGTCGGCTTCCTGAGCCTCGTCAATCATTACAAAGTGGTAGGTCTTTGATTCAATCTTAGCCTTAGGGTTACAAGTTTGCATGCGACAAAGCGATCCAGACTTTTTAAGGCTAATAATGCGCCCTTTACCTCGCGCACCCCCCGAAGACGCCTTGTCGTCAATCTCCGGGTCCAGCAGGAAATCCATGGCGTGCTCGCTGGTCAACTTGCTGACAATACGCCCAAACACGGTGTCGGCCTGATCCTCCACGGGGGCAAACACGCCGCACCAGAACCCCTTCTCAAACTTACCCAGCCATGTGGGATACACCTTGGACAGGCGCGGGAGGATGACCATCATGGAAGCCATCACGTTGGAAAGCACCTCGGACTTACCCGACTGGCGGGTGGCAACCAAGGTCAACTCCTCACCATCACCCAACACGATGGATTCAATGATGCGATAGGCAATCGGTACTTGGTAGGGGAAGAGGCTCACATTACAGAACTCTTCCGTAAACACGATTAGTTTCATGACCAACTGGTCAACAAACTCTGCTGATGTTTCGTCCAGTTCTTCCTGCGGATAGTCACCAACGTCGTCTTGTGCGCCGGATTCTTCAACATCTGATAGGTCTGTCATAAGAGTAAGTATAAATGAAAATGCCCCCTTGTGGGGGCATTTTCTATAATATAGAAATCGTGTGTTACCCGCAGGGCTAACGCTTCGTCCATCCTACGGCACGATGAAGTACCTCTAGTTGTCTCTAGAATTTACTTCATTTAAGATCGCATTAAGTGTTTCCACTGCACGAGTGGCCTCCTTGTGGCTGTGTCCGTGGTAGCGCCAGTTGTCAAACGCAACGCACAGGTAGACTAGCGATTGCTCTCCCCATGATGCAAGTTCCGCATTACTCATCTTCTCAATGCGTGCGATCTTGGGTAGGTCTTTCTCTTTTTCCTTCTTGCGCTTCAGTCCCATGAACGAATGTCCTCCGCCTTGTGCTCAAGGAACCGGCCTTTGAGGGCGTGAAGGAGGCCGTCATTGTCCGAGAACTCAGCCGGTCGGATACAGAAGCCAATCTGGAAGATGTGACGCGGAAACCGAATCTGAATCCCCTTACCGATGCGCCACGGGTATGAGGTTTGGCGCATGAATCCGAGGCCAATCAACGGGGTGTTTGTGGGCACCAGATCACGGGTAATCCAATAGATCGGTCCCACGGCCTGCACGGTGTTCATGGTGTCCTTGAAGATCGCAAACCCCAACAGAGACGCAATAATCGCGGCAGGAATAGCCATTGCGTCCCAATTAATGATGCCGATGCCAAACCAAACAACCGATGCCAGCCACGCTGACATCACCAAAAATGACTTCATGTTGTGATCCTTCTGTTAGACGGGCCAAGAAGACTTAGTGTAGCCAAACGGCTCAAGGATGCGACGGACACCCTGACCCTTAGAGGTGAACTCGCGGTAACTACGATACACATGCAATGGCATGGGGCCGTATTTGTACACACCGCTGGTGACACCGGCGCGGTTACGGAACATCACGTAGGTGTACCCGAGGATGTTGTAATCCACGCCCAACTGTGAGCGGTCTAGGCGCCCACTACTGGCTTCCTTGAATTGCTCACCAAGGCGTTCCATCCCCTCTTCCATGCTCTGCTCGTATTCACCGCCCTGCTCAATCTCAGCCAGTTCGTCACGGCTAAGTGTGGGGACAAATACATGGGCTACAACGCAGGTGCTGAGCCCGGGCCCTTGGTAATACTGGTCGGTTGGTGAGACCCAATAAACCTCAAAGTCAGCGCCACTGGGGATAAGGGCATTTGCCCCCCGCGGGTACAACCGCGACGGGGGGAGACGCCTACCAGTGGTTTGGTCAACCTTACCTTGCGACCTTTGATCCGTGGTCTCTAGTTCCCGCATACGGGCACGCAAGTCCCCGATAGCGAGACCAAGGCCGCGCTTTTTGCTGGCCATGGGTCAACGAACCCCATTCTTGAGTAGATAACCGAGCGCCACAAAGCAAAGCGACAGGGTAAGGGCGAGAATCATCCGAACATTGCCTTCCATGTGGCCGGGCCCACCACTCCGTCGTAAGTGAGACCCTTGGACTTCTGCCAGTTGCGAACCAATTCGTAAGTCTTGGCGCCAAAGTCTCCATCGGGCTTGGCGCCCACGATGGCCTGCACCAACTTGACGGCATCACCCTTGGAACCCTGCTTGACAGGTGTGCCGGGGTACTCAAACTTTAGTACCGGGGCCGACGCAGGCGCCGGTGCGGGAGCCGGAGCCGGGGCGGGTGCGGGTGCGCCGCCAAGACTGGTGAAAGCCTGCTCGTAGAAGGCCGGGTTGTCAGCGTGGTCGGGGGCAATCTCAACGTGGAACCAATCGCCACCGGGGGCTGAGCCGATGGACGGCTTCTTATACACCGTCCACACGGAACGGTCACAACGCCAGCCGCGTCCGTGCGGGGCAGGCCAATAGTCGTGGATTTCTTCAACGAGGAACAGTTCAGCGTTGGCCACCCAAAAGTCAACAACTTGGCAAGCGGTCGCGTAATCACCGAAACCCTTGTTGCCGGTCTTGCGCCACGACAGGTCGGCGGCGCGGCCGGTTCCATGCACCGAGGGGCGGGGGGTGGCAAGGTTGGGGTTCTTCATGTTGCGAACCGACCATGTGCCGTTGTTCCATACGCCCTTGTTGAAATGCGCGATTGTCAATTCAACAAACTTTTCCAAACCAGCACGCTTACCGCTGGCGTTCCCATCAAATCCGGTGTACTTACGGCCCATATATCCTCCTAAAGACTTGGTTGCCTATAGGTTAGCAGACCAAAAGCGTTAGCAGTTTTAGGCTGAGCCGCCGTTAGTTCCCGAAGTTGTTTTAATCCAGAATACGTTAGAAAACTGGTCGTCGTCGCTTGCTACGACAATGACCTCCCCCGGGTCGGGCACAGCCCAAATACCATTAGCCGCTGACCGTCCTACGTACGACAACGGTACAGAACTGTCTTGGCCCATAACTTGAGGTATAGAGACGTAAATCTCTCCTGTGGTGCTGTTGGCTGAGGTAACCAGTGCTCTGTAGACCTTACCACCGGGATTAAACATAGGGCTCTCCTAGATGCGCTGACTAGTGGTTACGTGGACGATGGGGTATCTGGGAAGATAACAACTTCGGAGGGCACCCACGTTTCAGGAAAGTTACGTAAAGATTCCCGATAGGTAGCCCATGCCTGCTTATCCACCGGGGCATCCGCAACCTGTGTCCAGTCACAAGCAACTAGGAGTTTGTCGCGCTGAACGCGCATACGTTCCCACAACCATACCTCAGGTATTTCTTCTGCGTCGTAGACACCACGTAGGAACACTTCCATTATGCCGCCTCATACAGGATATGGCCACTGATGACATCGCCGTTAGCGAGCGCAATTGACTGAAAGTAGGTGTTCCCGCCGTCTAACATCATCGCGGCTTGTGTGGTTGAGTACGCAAAGGCGTGCCCACAATAATGCGTATTAGTGCTGGCATCGTAAACGTGCATAGTGCCAAAATTAGAGTATATGGCACTACCTTGTGCCGTTTGCGGGATATTAATACGGATAGCGTTATTAATGGTGCCAGTGCCGGTAATATAAAAAGCGTATTCCCAATTTATTAATTTACCGATCTGCTGGTACCTACTGACATATGTTGCGTATGTAACTGTTCCTAGTTGCGTTATGGTTGTGGTGTAATTGGTCCAACCAAAACTAGAGCCTCGTGCGCTAGTGAACGAGACAAGTTCGCCAGTGTTGTTTGGTAATGTGAGAGTCTGGTCAGCGGTCAATGTGGTGGGGCGTAGTGTGACTTCATAAGAAGCAGTGCCCCCCGTACGCCCGGCCAAGGCCACACCGTCTTGCGAGGACGCCGCCCGGACTGTTGCTGTGCCAGCCACATTTAAAGACGTAAGAGTTCCGACGCTAGTTAGCGACGATGAGACGACGTTGGCGGGAAGGGTGGTACCCGTAATTTCAGATGCGTCAGTAGCGTAAAGCAATGCTGACCACGCCGTTGAACCATTTCCGATTTTAAACTTGCCGGTATCGGTTTCAAATCCGTGCTCGCCTGAGGCAAGGATGGGGTTAACTGAAGCCCAGTTGGCGGCAGTGTCGCTACGTACTTGGATTAGGTCGTTACGAGGCATTACACCCAACCCTCAGTCATTCGTGTCTTTTGCGGGCTTAGCCGCCAAGGTGGCCTCAAGCATGGCAATGCGTACTGCCTGCTGGGCAATTGTATTTGACAGACTCTCCACGATCTTGTTGATGTCAATCGGGTTGTCAGTATTGGGGGTCTTCGTAGTCATGGTGCTCCTCAGGGTTTGTGATGACTGTATCAGGCTCACCCCACGGTTCGGGGGTGTTGCCTTCTTCTAGCCATGCTAAGTACTGCTGGTAGTCGGGATTGGCTTCGTCCATTGGGATTTGTGCCCCGTCCTCACGACGCAAGACTGTGGTTTCTGCGCCTTCAGGGTTTGTGAGTGTGTGTAAATAGTGCTTCATCAGAACTCCGCGTTACAGACCCAATGAGCGTTTATTTGAACGGCGACATAGGCCGCACCAGTTTCAACGTAGCCACGGAAACTTTGTTCCGTCTGTAGGTCTACGGTTAATCCTGCGGAAGTATTACTGGCACCACTTCTATAATACTCCCATACACCGCTGTTTCCAAAACCATTGTATCCAGTAACTGTGTAGGCAGTGTATCGTTTGGGCACTAAGAACCTAACTACCAGTTGTGCAGTATTGGAACCGGCTGTAGTTCCAAAAAACAACATAAGGCCAGCCGCGGTGTTTGTTCCCGGTGCGGTTGCAAGAGCATACGATTTTTCGTAGTACCGCTGACACATTGCCAACTCTGTCTGGATCGGCCTCTGCTCAAACGGTGTTGCCACCGACCCACGCTCAACCTGCACACCCCAGAAGTCAATCGTTGCATTCTGGGTGCCAATGCTATTTAGCCGCGCATTGAAGGTGCTACCCGCCGAAACCCATAGGTTGCAGTTTAGGCTACTGGTGTTTGCTGTCGTGCCAAACGTCTTGCCGTTGACGTTAGGGACGGTCATAGTCACCGAATAGCGGGTCCATGATGTAGAAAGTGTTACTTGACCGCCGAGTGTATTGACATCTGCCGATGGGCTACCACCAGTTCCAAATACCTGTGCTAGTTCAACAGCAACTTTTGGTGTTCCCGAAGCCGCTTTAGCCCAAAATGAAATCGTGACTGTGCTGTTGGCAAATGTTCTAGCGTCTTCAATTGGCTGTTGAAGAACAGAATAATCTCCAGATGACGACTGACCACCTGTCACAAGTCGGACAAAATTGGGAGACTCATAGCCTGTGGCGGCAGGTGAACCAACCGTAAACTGTTGGCTGGACATGGCGACCGTACCACCGGTGTGGAATACTCGCCAACGGTCGTAACCGTAGGTTGCACTTGTTGAAGACGATGACCACGCCCGCTGGTTGATGCGGAAGTCACCATTGATGATCGCGTTGCGAAAGCCGGTGTATGGGGTTAGATAGTCATTACCGAGGCGGAGTTCATCGGCCTTAAGAGATATCTGAAGAGAGTTCCACGGTGTGCTTCCGTTGCCAATCTTGTATCTGCCGGTGTCAGTCTCTAGCCCAATTTCCCCAGAGGCAAGAGTAGGGTTGACTGAGGTCCAGTTAGCGGCGGTGTCCCGCCGTACTTGAATTAATGCATTACGAGCCATCTGTTACCTCTCTAGGGTCTATCCAAGGTTCGGGGGTGTTCCCCTCTTCAACCCACTGTAGGTAATCAAGGTAATCAATATTATTCAAATCAAAAGGGATTACTGCCCCGTCAGAAATGCGATAAACGCATGGTTCATCAACAACATCTCCTCGGGGAGTTATGTATTTTAGTTCTCTGTACATATTAAAGTTCCGATGCCGCAGTAAATGAATAATTAAATGATCCGTAGGCAAAACCGTTGTTTGTACACGTTACACGAATATACATCCTGTCAATATTCGCGGTAGTTGTAAGCAAGGTTGCGTTATCATTACTTGTAAAACTTCCTGTAATAGTTGGAACTGCTCTCATTGAAACAGGATACGAGTATATATGAGCCTCTCCAAACTGGTTTGCGTTCATTGACACAAAGTGTTGGTGGACTGTTCCCGAAGAGTAGAAGTACCGTTGACACAACGCCAACTCCGTTCCGGGTGGGCGGCGTTCAAACGGAGTTGCAACAGAACCTAATTCAAGTTGGACACCAGCAATACCGACATAGTAATGGTTATTGGTGTTCAACGTAAGTTGCAAATAACTGTTTGTACCTACAGTTGTTCCAGAAATTGACGGCAACGTAAGCGTCACCGACCGCCGTACCCATCCAAATGCGCTGGTCACAGTAGAAAAGTTTGTTGTTACTGCTGTAGAACCACCAGAACCAAAGTTCTGTGTGAGAGAAGAACTAATGGGGTTGTTACCATAACCAAAGTTGTTTACCCAAAAAGAAAGTGTGACTGTTTGTCCAGCAAATGTGCGAACATCCTCAATACGCTGACTGAAAATATTTGGTGCATTTAGCGACTGTACGCTACCCAAAAACCACGGTGCGTCATAGCCTGAAATGCTCCCGGGCGCCAATACTTCTCGGCCTACTTGTGAGTAACCACCCCCCGCCGCAGACGACATATACCATCTGTCTGCGCTAATAATGAGAGGAGTTGTTGAGGGATAAACAAAAGTTCCCCTCTGCCACACATCAAAGTTACCGTTGATCACTGCATTACGGAACCCGGTGTATGGGGTCAGGTAGTTCGTACCCTGAAGGAACTGGGTGGCCTCAACCGTCCCGTCCACATCCAACGTGTATGCAGGGGACTGGTTGTTGATACCAACCCGCGTGTTGGTGGAGTCTACCTTCAACACGGTCGGGGACAGGGATGCACCGTAGGCTTTCCATGTCGTTCCGTCCCAAATCCACGATTTGTCGCCGGACGTATATATTTGGCCGTTGGTGGGGGAGTTAGGGAAGTCAATCGCCACTTGGTACCCCCGGCAACATAAAACCGCCCTCACTTATGGGTATTTGAGCCAATTCGCGTACCTTTAAAAGATTGGCGTACTCTTCATCGTTCATGGGGCGAACTAGGTCGCCAATTTGAATAAGAGGGCGTTCTGGTTCCATCATCAATTCCTATATCCATATACACGGATTGTCCCACCGGTAAATGTACCTGCGGTGGAAATTAAAGTAAAGTCAGTAAACGAAGTAAATGCCGCGTGAACTCCTGATGCATGCCCAAACCCGGCGTCGGGCCATGCAATATAAGAATTTGTTTCCATGCGGGTATGTCTGGTCAAAAACGGAGTAAATAATTTAAAATGAGCGTATGCGTCATTCCCAGACCCACCACCAACCCACGGAAATCCTGCCTGTGCTGACGTAGTCGCCGCCAATGGCGTTGTGCTATTGACATTATACAAAAGCGTTGTTCTATAGTTTGTGGTGGCTGAACCCAACTGACAGACAAATTGGGCGTCTGTGCCAGCAAGCGCGGTTCCTGTATAAATAATTTCGTAATTATCGTATGTAGACGAAAATGCGTTAGTAACAACAACGCTAGACGAGTTGCCGGTAACTGCTTGTGCTTTAACCAAAACCATCCCCGGCGCAAGACTGGATGACATCGCCGTCACAAGATTGCCGTAAGTGATCTTATTCGCCGCTGTGGCGCTACTTGGATTGTCAATGACCGGAAACACATCGTCGCTCGTCAATGAGGTCACCGCCGACAACGCGGTCACCTGCCCCGGCTGTAGTGCTCCAGCAATATCAGTTGCGTTACCAATCTCCACCCACGCCGAGTCGTACCGTAAAAACCAACGCCCGGTATCAGATTCATACCATTGATCGCCGGTTTGTGGTGACGCTGGCGCGGTATCTTGTACATATATAGACGGCGCCCCGGTGCCAACAGCCCAAGAGGTACCGTCCCATTTCCAAGTACGGTTACCAACTGAGTACGTTTGTCCTACGGACGGAGAATTAGGAAAGTCAATTGGCATCGTTTACCTCTTCCCGCAGTTCGGGTATGTTTCCTTGCCTGCCTAATTCCGAGGCTTCGTCTATGTCGGCTTGGGCGTTTTCTTCGTCGGTGTAGGGTCGGACGATTACTTCGCCGGTTAAAGCATTGACTTCGGTTTTATATCTTGTCATATCGTGTACCCGTAAACTTGGTAGTTGCCAGTAATAGTGCCAGTAGCGGTGTAGAGCGTAAACCCATCAAAAGAGGATTCAACGCTGTGAACTCCACCTCCAGACATTGTAAAGAAGTTGTTGTATAAGTTCATAGCAGTCCCAAGCCATATTGTTCGTCGCGCAAGAAATGGTTGAAATACATCAAATGAAAAAGCCGCAAGAGAGTTTGACGACGAGTTTGTGTCACCAACGTATAAACCAGTCTGCGCCGCTCCAGCGCTTATGTTAACTGCACCACCTGTTGTGTAGAGGTAGGGATACGCATGGTCGTATGCCGCCACCGAATTATCTGCGCCTGCCGACCTCATGCGGATACGCATAACGAGTGTCGTTGATTGGGTAATATTACCGACCACAACCCTGTAATTCGTGTAATCAGACGAGAAACAGTTGTTGATGCTCACCGACGACTGGCTAGTGAATGTTCCAGAAGTGATGAAACGCATCCCCACATCAGCGGTTCGTGCCACCGTCCCGGTCGCATCGGGCAGAGTTAGTGTGCGGTTGGCGGTAAGTGTGGTAGGGATAAGTTTTACTGTGGCTGACCCCGTACCACCAGCACGCCCCGCTAACTGGATGCCGTCCTGTGTACTCGCTTCACGGATCACCATGTTGCCGACAAGGTCAAGATTGGATGTCGGGGAAGAGACGTTGACTCCGACACGGTTGTTGGTTGTGTCAACTCTCAGAACATTGGTGTCCACAGTCAGATCGCCAGTCACCGACAACGACCCAAGTGTTCCGACGCTTGTCAACGACGATGACACTACGCTAGAGGCTAACGTGGTTCCCTGTAGGTCATTGGCATTTGGGCTTACTACGGCGGAAGAAGTAAGTTCTACCCAAGCATTATCGTAGTAAACCAGCCACCTACCAGTGTCAGATTCAAACCATTGGTCACCAATGTTTGGTGACGCCGGTGGTGTATCAGAGATGGTCAGGTCTGGGGAAGTGCCATAACCGGCCCAGAAAGTGCCGTTCCACTGCCAAGTTTTGCCGCCAACAGTGTACAAATCACCATTTGTGGGGCTATTCGGGAAGTCAATCGCCATTATGCACTACCTCCGTCTAGTCCTCCGTACGATGGTGTCATCGTGTCAATCCAGTAAGAATCATAGTATACAAGTAGGTTTCCTGTGTCTGATTTAAACCACAGTTGTCCGGCATACGGAGATGCTGGCGCGGTATCGGATGTGGTAACAACTTTACGAGATACCCACAGAGAGCCGTTATACCCAAGAAATTCACCAGAGTTGGGGGAAGGCAAACTGACGTTGTGCAACTCATCCAATTCGTAACCGTTTTGAGTAGCAACATAAATAATACCGTTGTTGGTGGCTCGGACAACGACACCGATGAACACCAAGTGATCAGGGGCAGTAGCCTTGGTCGTGGTAAATGCGCCGTCATCGCCCAGCCACAGGATGTCACCAGCGGTATACCCGACACTCAAGTCAATACCATCAACGTACCCACGGGTAACAATAGGCCCATTGTTACTAGCGGTGATGTTGGCACCGGCGACACCAATGGTCTTTGATGAGGTGGTGTCGCTTGATTTATCGGCCCGTTTTACTGTGGCATGGTCACCAGTAGCGCCAAACAGGTAGACACAAGTACCGGTTGTAAGCGTGGTCGCTTCAGCGTTACGAACATAAGAAATTAGCGGGATGTGGCTGTTTACCCACGATGTGCCGTTGTACGAAAGCCCTTGGAACTCCTCAGGAGATGTAATAACAACATCGGAAAGGTCGTCTAGGGCGCCAACATTAGACCCGCCAGCACCAACAGAAGCCGCGCCAAACTTTGTGCCGTCGTACTTAAGAACATACCCGGTGGATGCACCAGTCGTGTCAATCTCAACCCCCTTGACAAAGAGGGACTTTAGAAAGTTAGCCATGTTCTACCCTTTGGGTTATCAACCGATTACAACTACCTTGTACTGGTCGGTCGTGGGGGCCGTAGCAAATGCAAGTGTAACCGTATTGTTGGTCGCATGGGTAACATCCGCAAAAACAACCTCTCCTGTGGCGGCGGTGTACAGGCTAACGACGACATCGGTGGTTCCGAGGTTATGGGTAACCGTAATGGTGCTAGCACTGTTGTCACCCACGGTTGTGTAGTACTTGGTCGTGGCTCCAAGGTTGGTCCGGGCACCAGCGGCCGTGCTGGCCCCCGTACCACCGTAACCAACGCCCACCACAGTAGCCTGCCAAACACCGGTAGCGATGGTGCCAACCGAGGTCAGGCTGGACGAGGTAACTCCCGAACCCAAAGTTGACCCGGAAAGGACCTGAGTACCGTTGATGTAATAAGCCTTACCGCTGGCCAGATTAAAATGCTCAGACGAGGTCCACGCATCAGTGGCGTCAACCCAGATAAAAGTCTTGTCGCTGGCGCCCTTCAGCGTAAGACCACCGCCGTCAGCGGCGGAGTCAAGGGTGTTGCCATCAGCCAAAACGATGTTTTTATCGTCAATACTGATGGTCGTAGAGTTAATTGTGGTGGTCGTGCCGTTAACCGTCAAGTTACCAGCAATAACAACCGTACCTGAGGCGTTACCCACGTTGATTGTCGTGGCGTCTCCACCAAAGTTAATGGTTGTGGCGGTGGTGTTGAGCAGGGAAAAAGTCGTGCTGTTCGTGGTCAGGCTGGTGGTGATTTGGGGAGAGGTACCAAACACCAATGACCCGCTACCAGTTTCATCTGAAATAACGCCAGCAAGGGCTGACGAGGTCGTGGACGCAAACTGCCCAAGCGTTCCGGTGGTCAGAGCCACATCAACAATTGCTCCAACACTTGCGTTGACGCTCGTAACGCCGGTGCTGGAGGTTAGGTAGACGTTGGTGTCCAGTGACCAAGTGTTAGCCGCGGTCTTTTTCAGAAGTCCCGAAGTACCCGTCAGTGCGGCGATAGCCGAGAGGTCACCGTCATAGGGTTGCCAAGTGCCCGAGGGCCCGGCGCTGATCTCTACCCAAGTAGTCCCGTTATGGTACTTGAGCGCCATGACGCTAGCCGAAGTGTCAAAGTAGATTCCACCAGCCTTCGCGCTCGGAGAGGGCGGGGTTCCAAGGTTGTGGATGACGACATTGCGAATCTCGTTACCATTTAGATCAACATTATTTAGGAACTTAGACATATGACCTCACGATAGATAGGCTTTACCACCGAAAGCGGCCGTAAAGGATATTGAGAGCGAATTAACCGATGTATATGTTACATCACCAATAACAACATTTTCACCGCTATCAACCACGGTAACGGCCGGATAGAACCCCAAATTGTGGTTTACAACCCATGTAGCCGCCGAAAGGCTTTGCGTGTGGATGTAAGAACCACCCGTTGGCAAGACAAAGTTGATGACCTGATTGGGGGCCGTACCGGTAATGCTCACCGCCGCGGGACCCGCAGTGACGGTTCCGACAGTCAGGACGTTGGCAGGGCCAGCGACACCGGGATCGTGGACTTCAAGGGTGCGATCAGCGGGCTCGTCAACGACCGAGTTAGTCTTAGTACGGGTAACGGTAACAAACTTACCGGCCGGGCGGCTGACCTCTACGCTACTCATGCCGGGGGCGACGCCACCGCGGCCGTAACAATGATGGTTCCTGCCGCCAAGTTATCCCAGTCGCCCGCCGTGTCTTGAACAAACAAGTCAAATGCGTAACTACCAGCGGCAATGGTGTTCTTATCAGACACATGCATCTCAAGCGTGGCCCCAGTCGCGGGAGCCAAGTAACCACGGCGATTACCCGTCAGTCCAGTAATTGTCCCCTCGTTCGGCACCGTGGCGTACCAGCGAAGATCAAGGACCGTGGCTCCCGTGGAATCCACGGCCTGCAAGTAGGCGTTTTGAATGGTAATAACGTCCCCATCGGAATCGCGCCAAGTGAATGTGCGGCGGAAGTCCACATGCTGTTTGAACCGAATTTCCATGGTCTGCGAGTCCTCCGAGGGGGTGATGGTATTTGATGCCTCTACCGAGATAATCCCCCGGACTACGGGCTGGGTAATTGTGGCGGTCTGCCCGGGGTACACGATTGACCTAGTGCAGGTAGCAATAACATCAAACTCCAGATCGCCGGTCGGGAGGTTGTTGGTCTCCTCGTCCGTCAAGGCAATCAGGATTTCACCTTTGTTAGTTATGGTGATGTCAAACTCTACTCGTCCCGTGGCGCTCGTTTTTACGGCCCCGCGGGCCTCGGTAACCTTAATAAGGCGACGGGTACGGCGGTCTTTTACGACAACCATCCGCTCCCAAGGGAGCCCTTTAGTGAGTGTGTATGACGCCCGCGAAACCATAACTGCAATAATACCTCATTCCTTGTCGTCAGGGGTAAAAACCCCAGCAAGATGGAAGATTAGTGCGGCTACGGAGATAATAATTCCGGTCTTCTTAACATCGCCGCTCAAAGTAATCAGGACTAGGCCGGTTCCAGCCAGCGTCCACGCCAGCGCGGCTGATTCTTTCCAAAGTTTCTTCATTTGTCAGTTCCTTACTCGGGTGGTCGGGGTGGGCATTGCAAATACAACCGCTGTTGCCGCGACTATTACACGCCGTACCCCAACCGAGACGGATGACCCGGTAGGTACATAACTATCAAATTGTCCACCAAAGACATTTATTTGAGCCTCAAACTCCTCCTTGACGGCTTCAGGGGCGTCGCTAAGGGCTTCAGCAATGGCTTCTGCCTGATCATCGGTCAGTTCTGCCTCGGCAATAGCCTCAATCAGGACTTCGGCCTGCGCCTCGGTCAACTCCACCAAAACGTCTTCGCTGAAGAGTTCTTCAATAACCTCTACGTTTAGTTCTTCAACGTCAATTGTATCAATAAGTTCAGATATTTCTTCCGTACTTAGTTCATCAATAGACGAGACCAACTCGTTAACTGACTCCGTTGAGTCAGCGGGCTCCTCAGGGGTAACCGGCTCCTCAGGGGGCGTCGTAGACGGACTGGTTGACTCCGGTATGGAGGTGCTCGTAGATGTTGAGGCGACCGTTGTTGTAGTGGTAGTAGAAGGGGGAAGGGTTGGGGGTATTACAGTGGGGACAGTCGGCAATGATGGCGCCGTCGTAGTGGGCTCCACAGGAACACTGGGTAGTACCGGGGTAACAGATGTAACAGTCGGGGCCACAGTAACAGTCGTAGTTGTAGGTTCCGTCGTCGTAGTAGTCGGAGCCTCGGTCGTCGTTGAGGTACTCGTGGTAGTTGGAGGTTCCGTGACAGGGACAGTCGTTTCGGGGACAGTAGTAGTACTGGTCGTCGTCGTAGTCGTGGATGTTGTAGTTTCCGGCCATGTCGTCGTTGTCTCTGGGGCGTTAGTGGGGGTGGTGTTTAGTTCAACTCGGTATGACGTACCATACCATGCGTCGGGATTCCCACAGCACACACCTGTGCGAAGCCTATACGAGCCCGGTTGGACGGGTATTTCAATCCAAGAGTCCAGCCCGAAGTAATCGTCGTTTTGGGCAAGTAAGACACCGTTTGCGTCGTACAACCAGAGCATGGAGTCAATGCTGTATTCCCATGCGTAAGTGCGAACCTTGAAATCTGAAGGTTCCGTGTAGGTAAACCAAAGGTCATTTGCCCCAGTAACCGTATAAGTAACTGCTTCCGCTCTAGCGGTACTAACGGGGAATATGGCAACGGCTATGAGTAGCCATTGGAGTGCTCGTGTTATGCGCCAAAATGCGGCGCGAGTCACTTCTTCTTTGCGACAGTTTGCTCTGCGACCTTGGCCAGTTCTTTCGTCGCCTTATCAAAGAAAGAGGCGATGTTAGGGTTACCCACCAAGGTAGAAGCCCATGCCATCGCCGCTGAGATAGCGGGGATAAGGACTACGGCGAGTTCAGGGTTACTGCGGAAACCGTAAGCAACGAGTGCAAGCACAGCGCCCTTGCCGGTCTGGTCCATAATTTGAGTCTTCATTTCTTTTCCTCCAAATGGCGGTTAAGTCGCTCCTCAACACGGTCGTGGTCTTTACGCAGGTATTTTACATCTGCTTGAACCTCAACAATTGTTGTGTGCGTGTCAGTAAGGCTATCAGACAAGCGATCCAACTTCTGTTGTACCACCGCGTGATCTTTGGCATTTTGACGGCTAAATCGCGTGATGATAGCGACGATGATTGCGCCTACCGCAGTAACAGCGGCGGCTTGAACACCCTCAGCAACAGTAATGGCCCACATGTCACTTAACCACCGTCAATGTCACTGAGAACGATCCCGGGCCTGTCGGATAGGTGCTAATCACGGTGGCGCTTCTCCATCCTTCTGCCTTTGCCCGACGCAGGGCAATGGTTCTTACATCACCTATGTACGGCGTGTTGATGTCGTAAGTGATGATCATGCAAGAACCTCAGTACCGGGTACGGGAATTGAACCCGTCTACGAGTGTATATAAGACACCTTGCGTCAACCAGACGCACCACCCGGTACCATCAGTATAAGGCCCGGGTGGTGCGAGGTCAAAGAGGCAAAGTCAGCGGTTGTAGCCCTTGGTGCTGTACGGGTCGTTGACGTAATCTTCGTCATCGTAACCTTCGTTCTCGTCCACAAACGAGAAACCATGCATGTCCTCAGGGTCAACGTAGCCCTCGCGGCCAGTGTCCAAGGACATGGCGCGGCCAGAGCGACCGGCGCGGGCGCGAGAACGCATAGCCTCCACCACATGCATGTGGGGATCGTTAATCGGACGGCCTCTGTGATCGTATGCCATTTTAAACCTCCATAGATCGGATGGTTTTATTTTACACGATTTTTGGAGGCTACATATCCAGAGGCATCACAACGATGGGTGTTCTTTCTCCCACCCATGCGCCAAGGATGTTGAAATCTACATACTCCATGGCTTCGTCCAGAGAAAGGCCATCGCGCTCTACGAGGATGTTGACAATGGCTTCCCACGAGTACACCGCCAGAGTGGGGGTGTTGATCCGGTTAGTCAGGCCAATGATCGCTTCGTCAAAACCGTCGATCAGTAGCACATCCGCGTCGTCGGTAATGGAGACAATGTGCTCTCTAATGTCATTGTTATTCACGGTGTTGAACATTTGTGCCTCAATTCTTATGTTACTTTTAATGCATCTTTTTGTGTTTTTTGTGCCGAAATTGCCCATGGGCTTTGCGGCTCTCTATTTTACCCTAGTCCGACTTCTCAACCTTGTCAAACACGTTGTTGATCTCGTTCACACTATGTGAAAGACGGGCCGTTCACGCCAGTTACACGCAGATGTCGGGGGTTGTAGATTGTGACATCCGGGGTGCTGTCTTGTGACGCAATACTATCGCGGTTGCCATGGTACCCCCAACTTGACAAAGTGTCAGCAACATTCTCGGTGTTTGCATTGTCTTTAGCCCAGTCATGTACTTCTTGGTGCCTTCTTTTAGAAGAGTCCAGACCATAATAAGCACCATGGTATTCCAACCATTCCTGTGGGTCAGATGCACCAAAATCATGATAATCCTGAAGTGCCTGAGTAGTTCGGCGTTGGTTTTCAAGATGAGGGTTGGCTTCAATGTCTCCGTGTATCTTTAAGCGACGAGTGGGGCTAACTGTAATGACATGGTCTCCCCACCCCCGGGCGGTATCGTCACTTGTAGTTAAGTAGACACCGGGAATCCCGGCAATGACATGATCACTGGAGGGTTCCAAACCAGTCTTCAGAATGCTGTGGACGTTCTGTTCACTGGTTCCATGGAAGAGGACTTGATCTTTGTTGATGTACTCGTAAGCAGGCATTACTCAGTTTTCTCAATCTTGTCAAACACCGCGTTGATCTCGTTCACATCCAACTTACCATCGTCAATGTACGCACGCGCCAACCCCTCAATCACCGTGGAGATGCCGCCGATACCGGCCATGAGGCAGGCTTTCCACAAAGGTACTCCCGCGATGGCGCCAGCACCAACCACACCGAGGGCGGAGGCGGCAAATACTGCGAGAATTCGCATGCTGATGGCTTTGAAATTCGTAATGTCGTTCATGCACCAAGTATACTAAAAACCGTGCATACAGAAGCATGGACGTTTTTGAGTAATAGGGCTAAAGAGTTAAATCCTTCGTCTATTTTGGACGTTGGGGGCCGAAACATTAACGGAAGCCCCCGAGACCTTTGGCCTAATGCGGCTTATACGGCGCTGGACCATATCAAGGGCGACGGCGTGGATATAGTTGCAGACGCAACTACTTGGGTGCCTGACCGCCAGTGGGACATGGGGCTGTGCACCGAGGTGTTTGAGCACATTTCCCCAGCGGATTACCGGCTTGTCTTGGGGGTTCTGGGACGGGCAATTAAGTACCGAGGGGTGTTGCTCATAACCTGTGCTACTGATCCCCGAGAACCACACTCAGCGTGGGGTACCCCGGGCATGCCTCAGGATGAGTTTTACGGAAATGTAGACCCGTACGACCTCCGGGCCGCGCTACAGGAAAATTCATGGGAGTTCATGGATTTAATTATTGACCGCTATCATGGCGACCTCTATGTTGAGGCCATAAATCATAATCAAAACGGCTGACACTCTGTACCAATAACAACGGGCCACAGGTCGTGGGGGCGGTAAAACGGGTCCGTATTAATACTGCCGACCCATGCCTCAGCCTCGTGGCGGTGGTTACGCCCACATCGTTGTAATTTGTTGATGTGCTCCCCGGTGGCCCACCAGAAATTACCTCCCCAGAAAGGGTTAGGGTTATCCGGGTTTATTGGGTAGTAATGGCATCCCGCCGTAGTGGCCCCATCCTTCAAAGCCTGAACCGCTCGCTCCCACTCCACAATGTTGACGCGGGTCATACCAAGACGCCACCGGTCATTAATCGTGGCAAAGTTTGCCGCGCCTTTTGTATGGGCGTACACAAAGTATGAATCTGGGTCCTCTTTGGCCTTGTCGTACAGGGGGTCAAGCGTTACCTGCTCCCACCCTGAGGGGGCGGTTGCGGCCACGTTAAATGTCAATCCGTGCAGAGTAAGGTATTCCTGCGCCATGGTGATGTTTGCGGGGGTCCCCACAAACCCAATATTCAATGATGCAAGGTTGGAGTAAAGCCCATAGTGCACCAAGGCGCGAATGTGGTCAGGCACACACAATTGCCAGTTACCGTCTGCGTACAGATGGTAGAAATGGTGTATCCGAATGTCTGACATAAGTGCTGGTCAGAGGTCTAATTGCAACTGATCTGGATTGAGAGGGGGCGTTTTGGGGGTGCGGGTGCTCTTCAGGATATTACGGACGGTTTGTCGTCCAGCCGCTATCTCTTCTTTGGGAATACTCTCGTTGTATACCTCGTAAATACTGTCCTTACCAATTATGCGGTTTTCCGCAAAATCTAATGTGTTCTCCGTTGTTTTTGGGACATCACTAGGGCGCACAACACCGCGATCTGCCAAGTTTTTTACTAATGACATGCTATGTCCGGAAAGATTGCTATCGGGACGTATGTCAATACCCTGCTCATCGGCAATGTTTTTGGCAATGCCCAGCAAGTTCATAGAGTGGATGCGCCCAATACGACTACCCGCTAAGTAATGGACGGTATAGGTGGCAGGCTGGGGAGGTGTGTGCTTAAAGAGTTGTTGCTGTTGCCCGGGGTGTACTCCCCTGTTTAAGACAGTAAGCGCCGCGTTTATGTGTTCAACGCGGTTTTCTCCCGATGGGTCGGGTTTTATTTCTTGAAGTTTCTCCGGTTCGGCAGATTCCCGTATCATGCTCAATGCGGAATGGACCTGTACCGCACCACCAGAAGTGCCCCAACCCGTCTTTAAATCCGGGCGATCCTCAAAAACTCCAAGTTCTACCTGCGTTGGTTGCCCGGAGCGTTTTGAGCGTTCTATGTTACGTCTATATTCCATAGTTAATCCTATCTACCCACGGGCATTTTAGTACAACAGCCTGTGGATAACTCTTACTTGAACGAACGCCACCTAATTGGCTCGCGCTCGCCATCGTCGCTCTCAGAGTCATGGGGCTCAAACAGTTTGGTTACCCCAACATAAGAAATCGGCCCCCCACGGCGGGTGTCTTGCTTGTGGATGATGTACGAGATACTGCCCTTATCCTCATGGTGGTTGCGGTACTGCATGACCTCTCCCTGTTTAACGCTGTCGGGATCAGCGGGCACATCTTCCCAGAGGGTCGGGCCGGGGTCGTCAGCGAGGTGGTGGACGTTTTCCATGCTCCATTTCTTATCCGGCTCGTGCAAGTCATCCCCCCATACCTCTGGGCGGATCATGGAACGGGGAATGCGGTAGTGGTGCAGGTACGGGCGATCTACGTCCACCTCAGAGCGGTCAAGAGCCGCCTCCTTGGTGCCACCGAAAAGATACTGGCGGCGGTTATGCATGGCTGTATGCGGGGGGAACTCGTCCTGAGATGCATGGAAGAAATCAACAAACTGGGTTTGGTGGAGTTTGCTTCGTGCGGCCATGGTCAATCCTCAAAGAGTTTCAGTTGCTGAGGCTTGCGACCCCGCGGTTTGGGCGTTGCCTTGGCGGGGCGGAGCAGTGATTTAATGTGCTTGCGGGCGTCTCGGGCCCGGTCGGATACATCTGTGTAATAGTCTGGGAGGTCTCGGGCGTCGTCAAGATCAACAGATTGATCTAATTCTTCTGCGGTGTTCCAGAAACTTAAATCATTACTCTCGCTTGTAGGGATGTCTTCTTTATTTACGGCTCCACGAGCGCCCAAATGGCGCACAATACGCAGGCTATGTTCCGATAAGTTGTCCGAGGGGGCCAGTGGGTGCCCCGTCTCTGCCCGTACGTCCATATCGGCCATACCCAGCATCGTCATCGCGGCCACCTTGGCGCCCGGGTTATTACGGGAGGCTAGGTAGTTAACGTATGAGGGTTTCGGGGGGTTATGAGCAAACAACTGCAACTGATCGTCTTTATCAGCGCGGCGGAAAACACCGTCTTTATGCCAATACGTCAGATCGGACTCCGAGAACGGTACGCCTTTGTCATAATCCCGCTTCGTGTCCTGAAGTTCCATAATGTGCTTAGCAACACCGTCTTCAGCAATAGCCCCAACGGTGTCTTTATAGAATTGATCACCCGATAACCATTTACCAACACCGACAGTCATTGTGGTGTCACCCGGACGATGCCATATATTTGCGGTGGCATCAACGCCCCCATCGCCACGAGTGGGGTCTAAGTATGCGTTGTACGTTGAAGAGTGCGGATCGTGACTGACGAAGTACGGCATGGCTTTATTTTACCATGCCCATTACGCGGCGAATTTTTCACTCCCCCACGAGGTCATCCCAATTAATCACCGGTCAGTAGTCAAAGCGGGAGTTGTAAGCGTCTCGGATGTCCTCACGGCTGAACGGCTGATCATATCCGACGATACGATTCTTACGGTAGTTATGGAGCATGCGCTCAGCCTGATACTCGTCCACGGGGTCGTGGATACGCGAGCCCTCCCGTTGTCGGGTCTCACTAGTGATGGAGTGAGTCATACGAAAATCCTCTTCAGCGTCCTCGGGGTCAGTCCAAGGGCTGAGGTCTAAATCCTCAACATGTTGCTCACGAGTGTTCTCCAAATGTGCCGCAAGTGCACGGGAGATACGGGGGAGGCCCGAGCGGCCAATCCGCTGGTTGTGTTGCTCACGAGTTGCCATAGTTATCTCCCAAAGGGGTAGTACTGCCCGTATCGCCTATTTAGATAATGGCGGTTTGCAAACGCCCACGAGAGTTCTCGTTGTGTCTTGGGCGAGGCCGTACCCGCCGCCAACCGGTCCGTGGCGTCCCATATGGCTGGGTAGGTGGCAGGATCGTGGAACACTCGCCTACTAGAACCAGCCGGGTCAATAGGGGCGCCACCACTGGTTTCATAATCTTCGCGTGTCCGGGTGTTGGCGCGGGAAAGTGCCAACAGTCGCTCAATACGAGGATACGATGCCATAATTAACCCTCCTTAGTCACAGGGTAAAACAGTTGGGGGTTTCGTCGGCGCATGGCGTGGCGGAAACGGAAGGTATGCCCAATCAGGAACCGGTCCACATCTACGCTGTCAGATTCGGGATTATTGGTTGCCACATCCTGCACTCGGCGGCGAACACTATCCAAATCTTCGCCACCGATACGGTGGGGAATACCAGCGTACGAGTGCTCAGTGTTCATTTCTGACTCATGCGCGGCCAGCAGGCGGGTAATTCGGGGGTATTGGTTCATATCGCTAGTTTAGCCTAAATAAAGTCTTCCCAATTATCTGTTTGATAATCAGTTTTACAATCTTGGCAGTAGTGGAGGCTATTCGGGTTGTCCGGTTCCATAGGGGACACATTCCCCCACTCACTACCGCAGTTAGAGCAGGAGGGTTTAGATTTGATACGGGCGTATTGTTTACCTGTCCACTTCTTGAAATCACCATTTTGCTCTGTTGATTTGT